CTACAGACACGGAAGTTTCAGATTAACGAAATTGCACGGCTTTACCGCATTCCACCCCATATGGTTGGGGATTTGGAGAAGTCGTCTTTTTCAAATATCGAACAGCAGTCACTTGAATTTGTGAAATATACTTTAGACCCTTGGGTAGTTCGGTTAGAGCAGGCCTTCAAGAGGTCTCTTTTTTTACCTGAAGAAAAGAAGCGTTATCTTATCAAGTTTAATGTAGACGGTTTGCTTCGTGGAGACTACCAAAGTCGTATGAATGGCTATGCCATCGCACGGCAAAATGGCTGGCTTTCGACTAATGACATTCGTGAGTTAGAAGACTTGAACTTGCTCTCTGATGAAGAAGGCGGAAACCTCTACTTGATTAACGGAAACATGACCAAATTAAAAGATGCTGGTGGTTTCATGAAGCAACCGACAGAAACGGAACCAGCTGAAGGCCCACCAGAGGAGGAAGAAGATGCGTAAATTTTGGAATTTTACTGACGAAGGAGAAGTCCGCACCCTTCGGATTGAGGGACAGATTGCGGACGAGACTTGGTTTGGGGATGAAGTCACCCCGCAGCTCTTTAAGAATGATTTGTTAGCAGGAACAGGCGACATCACCCTCTGGATAAACAGTCCAGGGGGTGATGTATTTGCGGCCGCTCAAATCTATAACATGCTTATGGATTATCAGGGCGATGTCCATGTCATCATTGATGGTCTAGCCGCCAGTGCTGCCAGTGTCATCGCCATGGCAGGGACAACAGTTTCCATGAGTCCAGTTGCCATGATGATGATTCATAACCCTTGGACGTTTGCGCAAGGTGAAGCGAAAGATATGGCCAAGGTCATTGAGATGCTTGGCGAAATTAAGGAGTCCATTATCAATGCCTATGAGCTTAGAACTGGACTTTCCAGAACCAAGATTTCTCATCTTATGGATTCGGAATCTTGGTTCAATGCCAAGAAAGCTGTGGAGCTTGGTTTTGCGGATAAAGTGCTCTTTGAGAAAGAGGAGACACCTGAGCAGGATCATCAAAATAGCTATACCTTTAGTAGAGTGACTGCTGCTCATGATTTGGTGGTGAAACTGCAAGCGAGCCTTCAACCGCCTAAACCACAGAAAACAATCCCTTTCAATCAGTTGGAAAAACGATTGAACCTATTGAAATAAAGGAGAATACCTATGTCTAAACTACTTGAATTGAAAGAAAAACGTAACGCTGCTTGGGCTCAAGCGAAAGCCTTTCTGGATACTGTTCGCTCTGAAGACGGCTTGGTATCGGATGAAGATTCCAAACGCTATGAGGAGATGGAATCTAAAATCGAGCTCTACAATAAGGAAATTGCTCGCTTGGAGCGCCAAGAAAAGATTGACCTTGAACTGGCGCAACCTACCTCACAAGCTCTAACGACGCAGCCAACAGTCATTGTCGATAACCAAAAAGAAGATGAAAAGAAAGGTGTGGCATCAGACATCTACACCCAGACTTTCTGGACCAGTGTTCGTAAGCGTAACTTCTATGACGTGAAGGATGTTCTTCGTGTCGGTGAAGACACAGAAGGCGGACACCTTGTCCCTGATGAATACGAGAAAAAGTTGATTCAGGGTCTCCAAGAAGAAAACTTTTTCCGTAGCCTGGCAACTGTTATCAAAACCTCTAGTGGTGAGCGTAAGATTCCAGTTGTTACGGGTCACGGGTCTGCCTCTTGGATGGACGAGAATGGGCTCTATCCAGAGACGGATGAGACTTTTGGTCAAGTGACTCTTGATTCACATAAGATTGGGACAGCAATCCGTATCTCTGAAGAATTGCTCAATGACTCTGTCTTTGACCTTGAGTCTTACATGACTTCTGAGTTTGCACGCCGCATCGGTACAGAAGAAGAAAAATCATTCTTGGTGGGTGATGGTTCAAAAAAACCAACAGGTATCTTTACTCAAGCAGACGTAGAAGGACCAACGACCGCAACCAAAGACATCACCTTTGATGACATGATTGAGCTTTACCACTCGCTTCCTGCTCCTTACCGTAAGAATGCAGTCTGGATTCTCCACGATACTACGGTTAAAGCAATCCGTAAGCTCAAGGACAATAACGGAAACTACATCTGGCAACCGTCCACACAGGCTGGTCAACCTGATTTGATTCTCAACCGTCCTTACTACACGTCAACTTTTGCGCCACTTCCAGAAGCAGGAAACAAAGCTATTGCATTTGGTGATTTCTCTTACTACTGGATTGCGGACCGTCAAGGGCGTACCTTCAAGCGTCTCAATGAGCTTTACGCTAACAATGGTCAGATTGGTTTTCTTGCCAGCCAGCGTGTGGATGGGAAACTCGTTCTACCAGAAGCGGTGAAGACTTTGACCATCAAAGGTAAAACGGCATGATGACGTTAGAAGAAGTCAAGCTCTATCTGAAAGTGGAAAATGGCGAGGAGGACTATCTAATCGAGCAGTTGATGACAACTAGCCGCCAACTCTGTGAAGATATCCTTCGTGAGACATCCACTTCAGAAGTTCTAAAGACGGCAATCCTCTATGGGGTTGCCTATCTTTATGAACACCGTGAAGAAGCCAATCACAAGGAGTTGAAGGAAACCCTCTATCATTTGCTTTTGGCAGATAGAAAGGATGTGTTCTGATGAAGATTGCGCCTCTAAGAGAACAGTTGGTCTTTCAAGAAAAGCGACTCAAGCAGGACGACATCGGAAACGAGTCGGCCATTTGGGATGACCTCTTTATGCGTTGGTGTTCTTGTCGTCCACTAGCTTTAACTGAAAGTGATGGGAGTGCGACAAAACTGATTCATAACAAGGTGCAGTTTACCTTGCGTTATGACAAGAAGGTTCTTGTCCTTAATTCTTTAACGACTCGGATTTTCTTTCGTGGGCAATTTTATGCCATAGAGTCTATTGATGGTGATACGGTGCCACGGAGCTTGATTTATATCGTTACGACTAAGGAGGAGCTTTATGACTAAGATTGGACTTGATGATTTAGCTTCTGTCATAGAAAAGGAGCTGACGACTTATGCCAAAGAGACCACAGATGTCATGCGTGAGGTGGTTGAGGAAGTGACAGACGATGCCGTTGATACCTTAAAGGTTACTTCCCCAAAACGACGAGGGAAATATGCTAAAGGGTGGACGAGTAAGACAACGACTGACACCAATACCGATCTGACTAAAACCATTCATAACCGAACGCCTGGGCTAACTCATCTGCTTGAAGATGGGCATGCCAAACAAAATGGTGGTCGGGTTGAAGGGCGAAAGCACATCGCTCCTGTCGAGAAAAAGGCAATTCAGTCGTTTGAAGACAAATTGCGACAGAAACTGTGAGGTGGTCTATGAGATTTGAAGAGCTTTTCCGTGTCTTGAAAGCAACCAAACTCCCAGTAGCCTATCACCATTTTGAGGAAGGGCACAGCCCCAGTCCGCCCTTTATGGTTTATCTGGTCACTGATTCAGATAATCTTGGGGCCGATAACTGGACTTATCACAAAAGGCTCAACGTCCAGATTGAGCTTTACACGACAAAGAAAGATTTAGCAACAGAAAAGACGGTGGAATCAGTTCTTGATGCCCACCGTCTTTATTTTGACAAGGTAGAGACTTACATCACTAGTGAGAAACTCTACCAAACCATTTATTCCATCACACTATTAGGAGGATAACCATGGCAGAAAAAAACAAGGTCACCTTTGGCCTACAAGATGTCCACTGGGCAGAAGTCACCAGTGAGGGAGCTGCCGGTGCTTTGACTTATGGTACTGTCGAGCGCCTTCGTGGTGCTGCAGAACTAACCCTTGAACCAACTGGAGACAAGGGTTCTTACAAGGCAGACAACATCAACTTTTACACCTCTGAATCCAATGACGGCTATGAGGGAACACTCAAAGTTGCCCTCTTGTCTCAGGAGTTTCTGACTCGTGTTTTGGGCGAGCAACTTGATGTGACCACCAATACCATTTCAGAGATTGCCAGCAGCAAGAAAAAGAACTTCGCTCTCATGTTCCGATTTGAAGGGGACAAGAAAGAGACGCTTCATGTGCTTTATTACTGTTACGCTTCACGCCCAACTGTAGGCTCTAAAACCAAGTCTGGGTCTGATATCAATGAGGTAGAGTTGACCTTTACGGCAAGTCCACGCCCACTTGATAAGATTGTTCGCCGCAGAACGACTGAAGAAACAAGTGATGAGATTCGTGAGAACTGGTTTAAGTCTGTCTTTGAACCAGCTGCTTAAAGGAGGAGAACATGCGACAAAACATCACCATTGCTGGGAAAACCTATCCCTTGGCTACGAATGCCTACACCCCAATTGCTTATAAGGAACAATTTGGAAAAGATTATTTCCAGGATCTCTTTAACATGTTAAGTGCGGAATCCATCATGACACAGCTTGAGCAATTGGAAGAGGGGGAAGAGTTAAAGGCTAGTCAGATTGACCTATCTATCTTGTCTGATTTCGACATGACCTTTTTCCACCGTCTCTTTTGGGTCTTTGCCAAGTCAGCCAATCCTCGAATCAAACCATTCGAGGATTTCTTTATGTCGATGGAGGAATTTCCCCTTCAGGAAGTTGGGCCAGTCTTGATGTCCATGCTTAACCAAGGGATGACAACCAGAAAAAAGCAGAAACTTCCGAAACAGCGAGCGAGGAAATCTTCACGGTAGAGAGTTACCTCTCTTGTTGTAAGGAGACTGGCCTTTCCATTGATGACTTAAAGCACATCTCAATTGGCATGGCACTGGATTATCAGACGGATTATGTGGAGCTAAGAAGCCGAGATGAGACTGGTGTTCGCAAAGCTACCCAAGCAGACTTTGACAATTTCTAGTAGGGAGGAGGAGTGACGATGGCAGGAAACATTAAGGGGATCACCATTGAAATCGGTGGCGACACCCAGCCCTTACAAAATGCCTTAAAGGGTGTGAACAAACAGGCTTCTGAAGCCACCAAAGAACTGCGTCAGATTGACAAGGCTCTTAAGTTTGATACTGGCAATGTCACTCTTTTGACCCAAAAGCAGGAAGTCTTAGCCAAACAAGTTGAAACAACTAAAGAAAAACTCGCCACACTTCGTCAAGCTCAAGCCCAAGTCGAGGCTCAGTTCAAGGCCGGTAACATCGGTGCAGACCAATACCGTGCCTTCCAACGTGAGGTGGAGAGTACTCAAACAGTCTTAAAGGGCTATGAATCAAAGCTAGAAAGTGTTAACAGAGCTCTCTCAGAAAACGGAGCGCAGGTTGAAACCAATCAGTCCAAGCTCAATCGTCTCCAAAATGAGCAGGCACAGTTGGTGTCAGAAAGCGAAAAACTCAATAGTTCCTTTAAGCTACAAGAATCGGCTTTAGGTTCGACTGCAAGTGAGGCTGATAAGTTAGCACTTGCCGAACAAAAGGTCGCTTCTCATTCAGAAATCCTTGAGAAACAGATTCATAATCTGGAACAACAACTCTCTTTGACAAAGAGCGAGTATGGGGAGAATTCAATTGAAGCTAACAAGCTTGAGAAAACTCTTAATGAGACAAAGACCGCTTACAACAATCTCCAAAATGAGATGGAGGAGTTGGCCTCTAGCTCTGCGAGTTCCAAGGCTTCTTTGGAAGAGACAAACAGCCTCTTAAAGGCTGACCTTCTCATGGAGTTTGGCGACCAACTGGGAGAGTTGTCACAGAAATTGATTGACTTCGGTCAACAATCGCTTGACGCATTTCTTGAAGTTGATGAGGGTATGGATATCATTGTCACAAAAACTGGAGCGACTGGTTCTGCCCTTGAAGAGATGACAGACATCGCTAAAACCCTAGCCACTGAACTACCAACGGATTTTAATACGGCAGGAAGTGCCGTAGGGGAGTTGAATACGCAATTTGGGTTAACAGGAGATGCTCTTAAATCAGCCTCTACCCAGTTGATTCAGTTCTCAGAGATCAATGGGAGTGATGTGACGAGCTCTGCCCTTTCAGCCAAACAAGCGATTGAAGCCTATGGACTTGAAGCGACTGATTTATCAAGTGTTTTAGACACGGTTACTTATACCAGCCAAGCAACAGGTGTTGGTGTCCAAGAGTTGATGGACAAGGCAGTAGTGGGAGCACCACAAATCAAAGCCCTTGGCCTTTCCTTTGATGAGGGCGTCACCTTGATGGGACAGTTTGAAAAAGCAGGGGTTGATTCTTCTGCAGCACTCTCGTCACTCTCAAAGGCAGCTGTTAAGTATGCGGGCGATGGGCTTACGCTTCAAGATGGACTTGCTGGAACCATTGAGCAAATCAAAACTTCAACCAGTGAAACAGAGGCTCTTTCTCTTGCCTCAGAAATCTTCGGAAGTAAAGCAGCTCCTCGTATGGTTGATGCCATCAAGCGTGGTGCTTTGTCTTTTGAAGATTTAGCAGGAACAGCTGATAAGGCAGCTGGGATTGTAACGCAAACTTATGAGGGGACGCTTGATCCTATTGATCAGTTTACAACCGCTCAAAACACGGCGAAGTTAGCGATGGCTGAAATAGGAGACGCTATTGCCGCAACCCTAGCTCCTATCTTTGAAATATTAGCGAGTTTACTTCAAGCTGTTGCCACATGGTTTTCTGGGCTATCAGAGCCAGTCAAGCAGTTTATTGTCATCGTCGGAAGTTTGGTCGCAGCTCTTGGTTTAGTCTTACCGATTTTCATTGCCCTGCAAGCGGCCACTATGGCTATGGGGACAACCATTATGGGGGTGGTAACTGCAGCAGCTCCAATCGTAGGGATTATTCTTGGTGTTATTGCCGCTATTGCCTTACTGGTTGTTGGGATTCAACAACTTTGGCAACATCACGAAGGCTTTCGGACAGCTGTGACAGAAATCTGGAATGCCATCTATGCCTTTTTATCTGTCATTATCCAACAGATATCAAGCTTTGTTATGTCGATATGGGGAACCTTGACTACTTGGTGGACAGAGAACCAACAGCTAATCCTTAATGCCGCAAATACCGTGTGGACAGCTATTTCAACAGTCATTCAAACCATCATGACCATTCTTGGACCTTACCTTCAAGCCAGTTGGGAGAATATCAAACTGATTATCACGACAGCTTGGGACATCATTAAAGTGGTCGTTGAAACAGCCATCAATGTTGTCTTAGGTATTATCAAGGCAGTTATGCAGATTATCACGGGTGATTGGTCAGGTGCCTGGGAAACCATCAAGCAGGTCGTCTCTACAGTTTGGGAAGCCATCAAGTCACTGATTTCGATTGTTCTAAATGCCATTGCGCAGTTCATTTCCAATTCCTGGAATGGTATCAAAGGCACCATGACAAACTTACTCAATAGTATCAAGGGTGTTGTTAGTAATGTCTGGAATGGCATTGAGTCCACGATTAGTTCCATTCTATCTAGTATTGGCTCAACGGTATCTTCCGTTTGGAACGGAATGAAGGCTACTATCTCAGGTGTCCTAAATGGTATTTCAAACACAGTGTCCTCTGTCTGGAATGGGGTCAAATCGACCATTACAATTGCTATCAATGGGGCAAAAAATGCGGTTTCTTCAGCCATCAATGCCATTAAGAATCTCTTTAATTTCAAGATTAAGTGGCCGCATATTCCTCTTCCGCACTTTAGTGTGTCAGGTTCTGCCAATCCCCTTGATTGGTTAAAAGGTGGCTTACCTAAGATTTCCATTCAGTGGTACGCCAAGGGTGGAATTCTGACTAAGCCAACGGCATTTGGTATGACAGGGGATAGCTTGATGGTTGGAGGAGAGGCAGGACGTGAAGCAGTTCTACCTCTTAATAACCAAACTCTTGGCAGTATCGGACGCAGCATCGCAGCCACCATGCCTAACAAGGGAACAAGCATAACAGTCAATATCACGGATGTTGTGATTCGTGAAGAAGCGGATATGAAAAAACTAGCCGATTATGTGGCTGGTCGATTAGCTGATGAAATGAATCGACAAGCCTTACTGAGAGGAGGAACAGTGTGATTAAACATAATGAATTGGTACTGAATGGAAAAGGAACCTCGTCTTTTCTTTTTAAAGTTCTTGTGGAAGATAGACCGAGCATTCAAGTGCCACGGTCTAAAACGCAACTCCTAGACCATCGTGGATTGAGTGGGGCGATTGTTCAAACCAATAAGCATCGTGAAGTGATTGAGAAACCTTATCGCTTGTATCTGATTGGTGCGAGTGAGAAAGGGGTCAATGAGTTCTCGGCTTATCTCATGCAGGAAGGGTTTTGGCTAGAAAGTGAACGCCTTAAGCTCACCAGGCTCTGGTGTTACCGAACGGATAGCTTTGACATCAAGCAGGATGACCATGATGTGTATGTGATTGATGTGACCTTTATCTGTCACCCCACTCGCTTTTTTAAGAGTGTGGATAGGCAAGTTTTGAGTGCCAATGGTGTGTTAAAAACACAAGGATCTGCCCTTGCCTTTCCTAGCATTACCATAACTGGTCAATCCGTATCAGAGACTTCGTTTACAGTAGGGGACCAAGTGATTCGCATTGAGAAATTTACAGAGCCTCTTGTTATGGTGAATCACCCAGACCGTCCTAGTTTTAAGACCCTATCAGGGAAAGCTGTCAAGTGGTCTGGGGACTTCATCACGATTGATGCTAGTCATCCAACACAATCTGTCGGAGTGATTTTAGGCAGTGGGATACTATCGCTTACCTTTGAGACGAATTGGGGGTGGGTGTGATGCTTTACCTTCTTGATGGTCAAACAAAGACAGCGAAATGGAATGGTCAGCCATTATTTGAAACGGTGAGTGCAACGGTCGAAGAGGAGCTAAATGGTATCTTTCAGCTACGATTAACTTACCCCATTACGGATTCAGGTGTTCATGAAACCCTTAGAGCAGACGAGTTGATTTTGTGTCCAACTCCTGATTTGGGGAATCAGCTCTTTCGTGTTAAGCAGGCAAAAATTCAAGACGATAGGGTAGAGCTTGAGTGCTCTCACATTTCTGATGATGTGATGAAACGTCAAATTAAGCCCTTTTCTGCGACTAATACCACCTGCCAATCAGCCCTTATGAGGATGGTTGAGGTTTGTCCATCTGATTTAGGACTTTTTAGCTTTGACAGTGATGTGACGGAGCGTCATACCTATGTGTCTGACGAAGACTTGACACTTTATCAAGCTCTAATGGATGGTAAACATTCCATCCTTGGAACCTGGGAAGGTGAGCTCGTTCGTGATAACTTTCAGCTGATAGTTAAGAAACACCGTGGCAACGATAAGGGAGTTATTCTCACAAGCCATCACAATCTGAAAGCTTTTGAGGATAAGGGTGATTCTGAGAAGGTCATTACGCGCATCTATGCGACCTCAACCTTTCAGATAGAAGGTAGTGATGAGGATACCGTTCTTTCTGTCGTTGTGGAAAGTCCCCTCATTAACCAATACCCTTATGTCCACGAAGCACGGTATGAGAATAACACGCTTCAGACAGAGGAAGAATTGCGCCAATGGGCGATGGCTAAGTTCACGCATGAGCACATCGATAGCATCTCTAGACAGATAACCGTTGAAGCTTATCAGCTTGATGGTCAAGAAGTCCATCTGGGAGATACAGTCACTCTTAAAAGTCAAAAGCACAAGGTAGATGTTAAGAAAAAGGCAGTTAGTTATACCTTTGATGCTCTAGAAGAAGTGTATCTTTTGGTGACCTTTGATGATGAGGTTAGCTTTACAACCTCTGGATCATCAGGAAAAAATTCGCTAACCAGTGCGGCTAAGACCATTCTTGATGTCAATCAGTCGGCTACAGAACACCGTGCGTCTAAGGAGCGAGCTAATTTTAAGAAGGTCTTTGATAGGCACTTTGAGCGTCTTCAAACAGAAGTTGAAGATGGTATCGCTAAGGCCAAAGCAGAAGGTGAGCGTTCTGGGAAGAAAGCTGCCCTTGATTATCTGGCAACGGATGCCCTTGAAGCACGAGTCGCAGCACTCCAAAAAGCTACGATTGATGAGTTGACCGTCTCTAGTTCAGCATGGATGACAAGGCTTGTCTCTCAACAGATTCTATCAGAGTATGTGAAGAGCCTAGAAATTGAAGCAGACAAGGTTGTTATTCCTGGCCAGCACACCCCAGTCTTTAGTTTGGATAGGGATGGGAGTCTTTCAATTGATACGCCACTCCTAAAGGTGAGAGGGGACAGCCTAGCGACAAAAGTTGATCTTAAAACTATCTCTTTAACCCCTGGACCAAAGGGGGACGCCGGAGCAGATGGGGTGGGCATTCAATTAAGGGAGCAGTACTACTTAGTCTCTGCACAAAAGACTGGTATTACCACAACAAGCTCTGGTTGGAGCAAAACTATTCCCTCACTCACCTCAACGCTTAAGTATCTGTGGAACTATGAAAAAACCACGTTTACTAATGGCTCAACAACGGTAACAACGCCAATTGTCATCGGAGTTTATGGGGATAAGGGTGTGGATGGAAAGGCTGGTAAGGATGGAAAGACCCTATACACTTGGCGCATGTACGCAGATAGTGACAAGGGAGATGGGATTTCTGCCGTCTCAACTGGCAAACGCTACCTCGGACTAGCTGTCAATAGGGAGAGTGCTACGCCTTCAACCAATCCTAGTGACTATACCTGGTCTTCCTTTTTTGAGGGAACGGAACTGGGAGGTCGTAATTACATTGACGATTACGCCATGAAGGCTGTGACCTTTTCATCAGTAACCTCTGAGTGGAAGAAGGAGGTGGTTGAGGATACGAGTTCTGTTAGTGGCGTGACTGTAAAGATGACCTGTACCAAAGCAGGTACAGCTGGATTTCATCGGAACTTCTATGATTTAAGGAGTCGAATTGGTGCGACTATGACTTTTTCAATTGATATTAAGTGTTCAAAATCTGTCACACTCAATATGGGTTGTGAACTCGGTGGAACGAAAGCTTACGAAGTAACAACAGATTGGCAAAGGTTTGTTTCTTCATGGAAAGTAAGTAGTTATCAGTACTATTCTTATATCTTTTACTTAAAGTCAGGTTCGTGGTCAGTAGGAGATGTGGTTTATCTTAGAAATGTTCAATTGGAAGATGGCAACGTTGCTTCAGCGCCTGGGCCTTCTTTGAATGATCTTATCGCTCAGATTGATACCAAAGCTGACAACGGGTTTATGAAGCAGCAATTAGACCTTCTAACTGAAAAGACAGAATCTCTCCGAGTGGACCTTGAAGCGAGAGCTTTGGCAAAAGAAGTAGCTGATTGGCTCAAGTCTTATAAAGAGTTTGAGAAGAATAATGAAGCTGTCCTTGCGCAATTTAATCAAGACTTTATTGATAATACAGCTCGTATCGCAGCGATTGAAGCCGATCTTAAAGCCAACAGTCTATTGCTTAACTTTGTCAATACTTATCTGAGAGCTGGTGATAATGGGGTGATTATTGGTAAGAAGGATAACTCTGAATATATCGAATTAACCTCACAAGGGATGATGATTAAGTCAGCTGGTAATGCCGTCATGACGGTTACAGCTGGTGTCATTAAAATTCATCATGGGGTTTTTGTGGAGACCTTACAGGTTGGTTATTACCGACTAGAAGCCGCAAGGCATAATGCCAAGCATCTAGTTTGTCGTTTTATTGATGCCAAGTAGAAAGGAGATCCTATGGCAGATTATGGTTCAAATAATGATAGGGGCTATACCCTACTTTTACGAGTGGAAGAAACAGGAACTTCAACGGCTAATAATACATCTACTGTCCGAGTCCAACTTTGGCTAAAGAATGGTTATACGACCTTTGGGATGTATGACTGTAGGGCAAGTGTGTCTATCAATGGCCAGACGCTTTCTTGGTCAGGGCGACCAGATATGTATACTGCTCATAGTTCTCTTCACTTGATTGATAAGACCATCACTGTGTCACATGATTCGAATGGGTCAAAAACCATCAGTTTTTCAGCGACCTTCACTGGGTCTGGTGGCTGGTCGCCTGGCACCTTCAATACAGGTTCACAAACGCTACGTTTAAGTGATATTCCACGGTCATCGAGTGCTACAGTTTCTGGGAATATGATGGGGAAAGTCGTAACCATTACGATTAAGCGCGCTAGTAGTGATTTTACCCATAATATCACATGGCATTTTGGATCTCTAAGTGGCACCATTGGAACAGGCATTGCGACCTCTGTAACTTGGACGCCATCAATATCGCAATTAGCAACTCAAATTCCAAATAACACCTCAGGTAACGGTCATTTAACGCTAGCTACTATCTATGGTGATAAGACAATAGGTTCTATGACAATTCCCATTACCCTCAACCTACCGACGTCAGTTGTTCCAACCTTGGGTAGTATTTCTGTTTCAGAATCCCATGCCACTGCAAAAACGATTTTAACTAGTACAAGTTTTGCCCAGTTAGTGTCTAACCCTAAAGTGACTTTTAATCAAGGAGCGGGTGTTTACGGATCGATCATTCCTTCAACGGGTTATCGTGCAGAGGTCTTTAAATTTGAGAATAATCAGTGGGTTCAACTGCCTAATGTGGTAACGAGTAATAACGGTCTTTTGGGAGGTATCAACTGGATTGGTCGCGCTAAGGTCTCTGCCTATGTGACTGATTCGAGAGGGCGACAAAGTGCTCGAAAAGAAGTGGAGATAACCCTATTAGAGTATTTCAAACCTATCTTTTCATTTTCAGCAGTTCGTGCCGGTTCTAGTATGAATCAGGTGACGGTCACACGAAAGCTTAAGATTGCCCCTCTAACCATCAATAGTGTTCAAAAGAATAAGGCAACCTTGACATGGGAAGTGGTTGATTTGGCAAGTGGCCAGAAGGTCACAAACGCTGGTGGTGCGGCCAACTGGACGTCAACCACGGAACACACAAAGACGGATTTCCAAGCTATTTTAGGGGGCACCTACGATACGACAAAATCCTACAACATTATTGGAAAGCTCGCAGACCTCTTTTATGCCACGACCTTTGAATTTACCGTTGGTCCAGAGAAGGTCGTCTACGGCTTAAGTCCATCTGGTATGGGGATAGGCAAAGCGTGGACAAGAGGGGTACTTGATGTGGATGGGAGTTTACCTGCTTATTTTGACGGTGAGATTTATATGAAGAATAAGAAACTTCTTGATATCTTTTACCCAGTCGGTGTGATTTACGAGTCGACGTCAAGTACCAGTCCAGCTACCATTATGGGTGGGACTTGGGAGAGGTTTGGCAATGGCAGGGTCTTAGTTGGCGTATCTGAGAATGAAAGTGAGTTTAAGAGCGTTAATAAATCAGGCGGTAGTAAAACACATACCTTGACGGTTGATGAAATGCCGTCTCACTCGCACGCTCAGTATGTATCTGCCAATAATGGCAATCAGGCTATTCGACGAGACTACTCTTCAGATGGGAACTCTAGTCTTTACCCTCAAGGGAATAACACAGGAAATACTGGTGGCAACAAGCCACACAACAACTTACAACCTTACGTCACGGTTTACCGTTGGCGTAGGACAGCATAAGAAAGGAAAGTGTCATTATGAAAGAATTACTGGCAACAAACAAAGTTCTCTTCTCAGCGATTGGAGGGCTTATCGGTTCGATTTTTGGAGAAGTTGATGGCTTTTTCTTCGCTTTGATGATTTTTATTGCCATCGATTACATCACAGGTCTTATGGCAGCAGCAGTTGAGAAAAGGCTTGCTAGCAATATTGGATTTAAGGGTATCTTCAAAAAGATAGCCATTCTCTTTTTGGTATCTGTGGGACACCTCATTGATACTGAAATCATCAAGCAGGGTGGAGCGATTCGCACCATGGTGATTTTCTTTTACTTGAGTAATGAAGGCTTGAGTATTTTGGAAAATGCGGTGCGGATTGGTTTACCTATCCCTGAGAAACTGCAAGCACTCTTAAAACAATTCAACGAAAAAGAAGGAGACTAACATGGGAAAACATCTAGTGATTTGTGGACATGGGCAAGGACGCACTACCTATGATCCAGGAGCAGTGAATAGTAAACGTGGCATCACAGAAGCCGGAAAGGTTCGTGAGTTGGCTAGACTCATGTCCAAGTACAGCGGCAAAAACATCGATTATATCACAGACCAAAATGTTTATGATTATAAGTCACTGGCAATCCTTGGTAAGGGCTATGACTCTGTTACCGAGCTTCATTTCAATGCCTTTAATGGCACTGCACGAGGAACGGAAGTCCTCATTCAATCTTCTTTGACGGCTGATAAGGAGGATTTGGCTATTCTATCTGTCCTTAGCCGTCATTTCCAAAACCGTGGGATTAAGAAAGTGGATTGGCTCTATAATGCCAACGAAGCTAAGAACCGTGGGTACACTTACCGCTTGGTGGAGATTGCCTTTATTGATAACGAAGAGGACATGACTATCTTTGAAAATAAGAAGGAAGAACTGGCCAAAGGTCTCGTCTCTGCTATTACCCAAGAGGAGGTGAAGACAGTTGTCTCTGCCACCCCCAGTAAGCAAGGAGGACAGCCCCATGCTTCTACCAGCCCTGTTTATCACGTTGGGGATAGTGTTCGTGTGCTTGGTCATGCGACTCATTACCAAACGGGTCAAGCGATGGCAAGTTGGGTCAAAGGTCGCACCTACAAAATCCTCCAAGTCAAAGCCGTAAACCAATCTCGTAGTAAGAGAGCCTACTTACTTGAAGGGATTACATCTTGGGTACTGGAACAGGATGTGGAAGGAACCAGCCTTGGTCATTCAGAACAGACCTATACGGCTCAAAAGGGAGATAGCTATTGGCGAATTGCACGAAAATCTGGGACAACGGTTGATGGTCTTTTAGCCTTGAATGGTTTGAAGAAAACCGATGTCTTAAAGATTGGTCAAACCTTGAAAGTCCATAAGGCGACGAGTTCCATCAAAGCAGTAGCAACAAGTCTTGCCCAACGCGCGGTTGCTTCAGCACTGTCTAAAGTTGGTCAGAAAGTGACTGTTCCTACCAACCCTTATGGTGGACAATGCGTCAGTCTGGTGGATAAGATTGTGCAGGAGTTGACCGACAAGGACATGGCATACACCAATGCCATCGATTGTTTAACCAAGGCGAAAGCTAACGGCTTTACAGTCATTAAGGACGCTTGGGGCGTTAACCCTAAAGCTGGTGACTTCTATGTTATTAAGACAGACAGTCATCCTTATGGTCACATCGGCATTTGTATCACAGATTCAGATGGTACAAGCATTGATGGGGTTGAGCAGAATGTCGATGGCTACTCTGACCACAACAAGAACGGTATCAATGACCAACTGGAAATTGGTGGTGGCGGTATTACCCGTCGAGTGAAGCGTGTCTGGATGGCAGATGGCTCACTTTATGATGCGACTGGCACCGTCAAACTTGGAAAAGTTATCGGTTGGTTCAGATTAGGATAAAAGATTTTAAGCCTGGTGGAGACATTAGGCTTTTTCTTTTTGCTTTTTTTCTTCAAAAGTTGGACTAAATCCTCACCATCTTCCCCTAGTAGGTAGAAGGAGGAAAGTCATGACCCCAGAACAAAAAGCAGCTATTCGTTATTTACGAGAACATGGACTTGGTTATAAAGCCATTGGCGTAAAGCTCAGTCTATCGTCTAACACCATAAAGTCATTTTGTCGTCGTGAGGTGATTGAGGCTGGTGAGAAAACAGATGAGCTTTTACCAGATTATTGTCATGCTTGTGGTCGTGTTTTGACGCATATAGACGGTAAGAAAAAGAAACGCTTTTGTGGAACACCCTGCCGTCAAACATGGTGGAACAGCCATTTGGAGGAAGTCAATCGACAGGCCTATACCGAGCATGTCTGTTTGGCTTGTGGGGGTGAGTTTACCTCCTACGCTAATCCTAAGAGAAAATATTGTAGTCGTAAGTGCTATGTGACTGCTAGATTTGGAGACAAGAAATGACAGAACAAGACTTTCAACAAGAACTTACCTACCAACTGACTATGGCACAGGCAAAGCAGCTCCTGTCCCAGGGTCTGATTTCTGAAGCCATCTTCCAAGAATTTAAGGCAAAAATGCTCGAAAAATATGAGCCTTTTATGAGCCAATTAGTGGCCTAAAGACTTGATAAATAAGGGCTTTAGAGTGATATATAATAGCGAAAGGAGATGTATCAATGAAACAAATCAAAACGATACAAGCCCAGAAGGTAACTGCCATTAAAAGGTTAAAGGTGGCCGCATACACTAGGGTTTCGCATACGAGTTTACTCCAGTCCTTATCCAATCAAGTCAGCCACTACAGCCAATTGATACAGGCAAATCCTGAATGGGACTATGTGGGAGTTTACAGCGATTCAGCCATTAGTGGTCGCAGTCAAGCTTATAGACGAGACTTTCAACAGTTACTTGAAGATTGTCGTAAGGGTAAGATTGACCTTATCTTAACCAAGTCTATTTCACGCTTTGGGCGAAATACGGTGGAGCTTTTGGAAACTGTTCGTGAGCTGAAGCGACTTGGTATCAGTGTTCGCTTTGAAAAGGAGAAGATTGACACCCTAACCGCTGAAGGGGAGTTGCTTTTAACCCTGCTTGCCTCCATGGCTCAAGAAGAATCACAGTCTATCAGTCAAAACATCAGATGGCGAGTGAAGAAACGCTTTGAAGAAGGGAAACCTTATATTCCTCAAGACATCTTTGGCTATCGGTGGAATGGCGACGAGTATGTGATTGAACCCCATGAAGCCTCTATTGTCAGGCAGGTCTTCGAATGGTATATGGAAGGACTTTCAGCCCCTAAAATAGCTAAAAGGCTTGATGATAGGGGTGAGCGAACAAGGCTAGGGAATCGCTTCACTAAACGAGTCATCTATAACATGTTTGATCAAGAAGCCTACTGTGGACGACTGATTTTACAGAAGACCTTTCGAGATCAATTTGGCAGTCGCTCCATTCTAAATGATGGGCAGATGGCGAAGTATATCGTTGAGAATGCCCATGAAGCTATTGTGACACCGGAGTATTTCCAACTGGTCAATCAAGAGAAAAAGCGTCGTGCTAGGAGGAGAGTCTCAAAGCATGATGCCCTAGCAAAGTTACAAGGCAAAGTGTATTGTGAGCACTGCGGTTTAGACATGGTTCTGACTTTGGAGACCAAATTTAATCAGGAAAAGCGAGTGAGGTATTATTGCAGGACAAGAGATGCCAAAGGTGTTGAGACTTGTTTAGGACGTACCGTTACAGAAGAACAGCTCTTTCAAGCTTTTGGTGAGAGCATAAATACAGAAGACATTCACCATATTTCTTTTAATAGCGTGACCAATGAAGCTAAAGCGATCTATAGAAATGGAGAAGAAAAACACGTCATCATTCAGAAAGGACGGTAGACATGAAAAAAGTTATCACGATAGAACCAGCCAAACAAGTCACCCATAAGGTTGAACTTCCCAGATTTACCAAACGACGAGTGGCAGGCTATGCCAGGGTGTCAACTGACCATGAAGACCAAACAACTTCTTATGAAGCACAGATGACATACTACACAGACTACATCAACAGTCGCTCGGATTGGGAATTTGTCAAGATGTATTCCGATGAAGGGATTTCTGGAACAAACACCAAAAAGAGACTTGGCTTTCAAGAAATGGTGGAAGATGCCCTTGACGGAAAGATAGACCTTATTTTAACCAAGTCAGTCAGTAGATTTGCCAGAAACACGGTAGACTCCCTCTCAACGGTTCGCAAGCTCAAGGAAGCAGGCGTTGAAATCTATTTTGAAAAGGAGAACATTTGGACCTTTGATTCCAAAGGGGAGCTTCTGATTACCATCATGTCGAGTCTTGCCCAAGAAGAGAGCCGTTCCATTTCAGAAAACGTGACTTGGGGTAGACGACGCCAGTTGGCTGAAGGGCAAGTGACCTTTTCCTACAGCCAAGTTCTAGGCTTCAAGAAAAGTGACACGGGTGGTTTTGAAATTGACCACGAAGAAGCTAAAATCGTTAGGTATATTTTTCATCAAGTTTTATTGGGAAACAACCCCAACAAAATTGCAAGAGAGTTGACTGCCCAAGGGATTCCAACGCCACAAGGGAAAAGGCAGTGGAGCTATGGCACGGTCAAGCGTATGCTTCGGAATGAAAAATACAAAGGGGATGCCCTCCTTCAGAAAAGTTTTACAACGGACTTCTTGACAAAAAGCACTAAACTCAATGAAGGGGAACTTCCACAGTATTATGTGGAGAACAACCATGAAGCCATTATCAAACGTGAAGTCTTTGATTTGGTTCAGGTTGAATTGGATAAGCTGGAAAGGAAACGGCAAACCAGCAACATTTTCACAGGACGACTATTCTGCGGTGATTGTGGGTCAGCTTTTGGCAGTAAGGTGTGGCACTCTACCAGCAAGTACAAACGCACTATCTACCAGTGCAATGCCAAGTACAAGGGTGAGCATAAATGTCAGACACCTCATGTGACGGAGGAAGAGATTAAAGGTTGGTTCCTATCAGCTATCAATCAACTCCTCAGTAACCGAGATGAGATTATCGCTAATACGGAACTCTTGATTGACATGGCAAAAGACACTTCGTCACTTGAAGCTAGGCTTGATGACTTGGAGCATCATCTTGAAACCATACGACAAGACATCGAGGACTTGGTCGATAGGAATGCAAGGAAAGCTCAGAATCAAGACCTCTACCAAGAACAGTACAATACCTTGGTAACAGCCTATCAAGAAAAACAGAAAGAGTTGCAGGAAACTAGGTCAGTCTTGGAAGAGCAGAAAAGTAAGCAGCTCAGTCTTGATGGTTTTATCCAAAATTTTAAAGAGCAGGATGACCTCATCACAGACTTCAACCAAGAACTCTGGCAGACCAGCGTTGAGCGATTGGATATCAAAGAAGACAAGAAAATTTTCCTAACCTTTAAAAATGGCTTACGGATTGATTTATAG